GCTGGGTAAATACTACGCATTGTTCACAGAAAAATTAAACGTTGACGGTGATATGGACTACAGCATTAAGATTGATTACGGAGGCGGTGACGAATGAACAAAATAACAGTACCGTTCAATCCGATATTTAAGCCTGTACACCAATGTAAAAAGCGTTATGTTGTAATGAAAGGCAGTGCCGGAAGTGGCAAGAGTGTTGATACCGCACAACTGTACATATTGCGTTTAATGCGTGACAAAGGGCGTAATTTGGTATGTGTGAGAAAGTCTGATATAACTAACCGTGACAGTACGTTTGCCGAACTCGAATCGGCTATAAATCGAATGGGAGTAGGCAGAGCGTGGAGAATCACTCAAAGTCCGTTATCATTTACCTGTGTCAACGGCAACAAGATTATATTTCGTGGTGTCAACGACAACAAGCAACGCGAAAAACTGAAATCAATCACATTTGCAAACGGTAAATTAACCGATGTATGGATTGAGGAGGCTACGGAGCTTGTGCAACAGGATTTTGAAATTATAGATGACCGTTTGAGAGGTGAACTCCCCGACGGTCTTTTTTATCAGATAAAATTGACATTTAACCCTGTATCGTCAAGTCACTGGATAAAGAAAGTGTTTTTCGACATACAGGACGATAACGTCTTAACGCACCAAAGCACATATTTAACAAACCGATTTTGTGACGAGGCATACAGACAACGTATGCTACGTCGTAAAGAGGTTGACCCTGAGGGCTACAGGATTTACGGACTGGGTGAATGGGGCGAAACAGGCGGATTGATATTCTCGAACTATCGCATTGAAGAATTTGATACAGATATGAGCCGTTTTGACGCTATGGCAATAGGACAGGACTTCGGATTTAATCACGCAAACGCCATATTAACGTTAGGTTATAAGGACGGCGATATTTACGTTTGCAATGAACTGTATGTACACGAAATGGACACGACAGAGATTATCCAAAAAGCTGACGGGAAGTTCAGTAAAAGTCTTGCAATGTGGTGTGACAGTGCAGAGCCGGACCGTATCAAGATGTGGCGAAAGGCAGGCTATCGCGCAAGGGCAGTTGTTAAAAATCCGAACAGCATACAATCGCAGATTGACTGGTTAAAAGGCAGAAAGATACATATTCACCCGTCTTGCGTGAATGTAATCAAAGAGATACAGCAATGGCGTTGGCGAGTTGATGAAAAGTCGGACGAGTATACTGACGAACCTGTCAACGTTTTTGATGACGCAATGGCGGCACTGAGATACGGCGTTGAGAGTTGGCGCAAGGATAAGAAAGCTAAAATCTATTCAAGAGAGGAGTACGGAATATGATAATTGATGAAGATATAGTCGCAGGCGGTGTGACACCGTTCATCATAACAAAATTGATTGAACGGCATGAGAGAGAGCGACAGAGATACCGATTATTACACGATTACTATATGGGCGATCACCGCATTTTAAGTCGCAGAAAAAGGGGCAAAAACGTGGCAAACAACCGCATAATGTGTAATCACGCAAAGTACATAACGGATATGACACAGAGTTATCTTGTCGGCAATCCTGTAACATACGCAGTATCGGACGAATACGATATTGAGGCAATCAAAAACGAATATTTGGAACAGGATATGCCGAGTGTGGACAGTGAAATCGTAAAAAATATGAGCATTTACGGCAAAGCATATGAACTGATTTATGCAGACGAAAAAAGCCAGCCGAGAAGTGTACGATTGGATCCGGAGCATACATTTGTATGTTACTCACAGTCGGCATTTGAAAAGCCGTTGTTTGCGGTGTATTACTACAAAAAATACGACCTTGACGGCTACTGCACAGGCAGTATTTGTCGCGTGTATGATGAATCGTTTATATATACATACACAGGTCTTGACAGTTATTCGGCGTTGTCATTGCAAAATGTTGAACCGCATTACTTTTTTGATGTACCTATTATCGAATACAGAAATAATACGGAAATGCAGGGCGATTTTGAACAGCTTATAACGCAGATTGACGCATACAATGTGTTGATGTCAGATAGAATTAATGACAAGGAACAGTTCGTTAATTCGCTGTTGTTTTTGTGTAACTGCGACCTTGACACCGAACAGGCAAAAAAATTATTGGTAGAACGTATCTTAATGGGTGACGGTGACGCAAAGGCGGAGTATCTGTCAAAGGTGCTGAACGAGGCTGATACAAAGGTGTTGCGTGATGATATTAAGGACGATATACACCGTTTGTCACACGTTCCCGACCTGTCGGACGAAAGTTTCGGCAACAACTTGTCGGGTGTAGCGATAAAGTACAAGCTGTTGGGATTTGAACAGCACGTCAAGAACAAAGAACGTAATTTTGCTAAGACGTTGAGAAAACGTTTGGAGATTTACAACAATTTCTTAGTGACATTAAACGCAATGAAAGAAGTGCCGTCGCACAGAGTTGATATAGGATTTACATATAACTTGCCTGCAAACGAACTTGAAATAGCACAGATGATTAATTACCTCAAAGGTCTTGCGTCTGACGAAACATTACTTGAACGTTTGCCATTCATCACAGACGCAAAGGAAGAAGTTGAAATCGCACGCAGAGAGCAGGCTGAAAAGTCTGCCGAAGATATGCGTATCGCTGAAAGTACCGCACGAAAGATGAATTACAATGAGGAGTAAGGCATATTGGGTAAAGCGTGCCGTTGAAGTTGAAACATATTTGCAATCGCAAGCGGACAGTGTTAAGGACGGTGTAATTAAGGCATATGAGCGAGCAATCAAGAATGTAAACAATGACATTGAGAAAACATTTAAAGCCTATATTTCAACCGATATACCCGAAAAAGAGGCACGCCGATTAATGAGCATAGCCGACAGCGACAAACAGTACGAAGAACTGCTCGAACTGTACGACGAAACAGACGACAAGACAGTCAAAAAGGAAATTCTAAACCGCATAAATGCACAGGCATACGGTGCGAGAATTAGCCGATTAGAGGGACTGAAACGTAATGTATATATTTACTTTAGACACGTTGCGAATGAGGCTATAAAGGAACAAAAGAAACTGTATGACAGCGCGGTAAAGACGGCGTATTATACGAATATTTTTGATACCGCACAAGGATTGAATTGCGGAATTGATTTTTCACTAATTTCGCAAAGAGCGGTTAATATGGTATTAAGAGAGCCGTGGCACGGTCACAACTACAGCGAGAGAGTGTGGATACATAACGACAGATTTATACAGGCAGTCGGACAGACGATTGAGGACGGTATAATCAGCGGTCACAGCGTAAGCCGTATGACTGATAAGCTGATTGATTACGTCAAAGATACTGCACCGGGTGGAATACGAACATCAGCCGAAACGCTTGTGAGGAGTGAAACGGCACATTTTATGAACCAAGGTCAGAGAATGGCATATGAGGAAATCGGCATAAAACAGTATCGTTTTGTTGCGGCACTGTCTGAATTGACGTGTGACAGGTGCGGAAGTCTTGACGGTAGCGTGTTTGATACGGATAAAGCCGTTGAGGGCGAAAACTTTCCACCGATACACCCACGTTGTCGGTGCGTTACGATTATGGCAGACGTGAATTTGACAAGTCGTATTGCACGCGATCCGCTTACGGGCGAAAATTACAAAGTTGACGGCAGTATGACGTTTGACGAATGGAAAAACAGTTTGTCGGACGAACAGAAAAATGCGTTAAAATATGTTGCAAATAGTGAAAAACGTGGTATAATAAAAAGTGAAAAGAGGTTATCGGAGTTAGGAACATTCAGAAAGAATATTGTTTCCAGTGCCGATATGAGCAAAGAATATAAAAAGGCGATAAAAGAAAAGTTTTCACACGGAAGTACAACAGCAAAAAAGGTGTTCAACAAGTATGTAACAAAAAATGCGGTAGCTGACGGCAAATATATAAATACTCCGTTTTTTGAACCGAGTACAGGCAAAATTTATATGAATTATGCCAACGATTTAACAAATGACAGAGGTTCGTGTGTAACGTATTTTCACGAACACGGACATTTAATTGATTGTGCAATGAGAAATGTATCGAATGATACAAAATTCTTTGATAAGCTATCTGATGATGCAGATGAATACATTGACCGAATAAGAATAAAAAGTGAATTAAAAACTCAAAAGGATTTGTTTAATAAAATATCAGACGATTTAAACGATATGCGGAAACATTCCGCTGTGTCAGATTTACTTGGGGCTTTAACCGAAGGTGAAATACAAGGTGTTGCGGGTCACGATAGCAAATATTGGGAAAATAATGATGTAATAACAACAGAGGCTTTTGCACATATGTTCGAGGCTCAATTTGACGAAGTCAGATACAAAGAGATAAAAAAGATTTTTCCGAATGCTTTAGATTATTTTGAAAATTTATTGAAAGGGGCGATATAAAATGATGAAAAAATGCAAAAAAATGAAGTCTAAATTTTTATATGCTTTTGGCTATATTCCGAAAGTCCCTTTTGAGGTCAGAATGGAAGATGAAAAGGCAAGTAATGAATATTGTAAGGTTTTGCAGAAAAGCATAGATGATAAATTTGATTATACGATAGAGAAATACGGAACAAAACCATCTGGCTTTTTTGGACTACCGGACGTTATTATTGATTAATTCAGGAAAATTGAATAGACTAAGCACTTACATTATGTGAGTGCTTTTTTAATGCTCAAATTCACAATTAATTGAGAAAAAAGAAAGGAAGATTTTTATGAAAAAAATATTCGGTAAAATAATTATGACACAGCGAGAGTTAAACCGAGAGTTGGAAAATGCCCGTGTACAGGGTAGACGAGAGGCACAAAGAACATTAAGCAGAGAAAAGCAATGCATTATGATTAACTGTGGATTTTTCCCTGTTACAGATGGTTTTTGGGAGGCAATAAGCGCACCCGAAATTATTGGACACGGTTTTGATTGGGCGTATTTTGAGCCGGAGGGGAAAAGACAAAAATTCATGCCGTTTCACGGTTGGTTATTTGTAGATAAGACAAGTTTTGAAATCCGTCACGAGGCGGAAAAAGCAAGAAAAATTTTAAGAGGCGAATATTAAAATATTATCAATTCGTTGAAAGGTGGTGATAGTGTGAGAGTAGGCACAACATACACATAGAAGAAAGGAATGGTGATCCGATTATCTCCCGTGCAGGGTTAAGCATTGTCCTAAACAAGACATAAAAAGGTTTTATTTTTATACAATTTTTCAGAAAGGAATGATTTGAATGGCAGAGCCAACACCAAATCCAACAAAAACAACGGAGCCAACACCTCCGACACCTCCGACACCTCCAGAGCCTCCCGCACCGAATAACGGCGACAATCAAAAGGCGATTGACGAAGCATTAGCTAAGGCAAAAGCGGAGTGGGAAAAGGAAGTTGAAGAAAAATTAAAAAAAGCCGAAGAAGAGGGCATGAGAAAAGCCAAGTTGACAAACGAGCAAAGAAAAAAAGAGGACGACGACAAGGAACGAGCAGAATTTGAAAAGGCAAAGGCAGAGTTTGAACGTGAAAAAATCGTTGCATATGCCGAAACGGAACTTGACAAAAACGGACTGTCTGCCGAGATTGCAAAGTACATTGTGGCAGAGGATAAGGATAGCACAAAGGCGGTTATCGACAAGATAAAAGAAAGCTACGACAAAGATGTACAAGCAGGTGTTACCGAGCGTTTAAAGGGTAAAACACCGGATTTAAACGGTGGCAGTGGCGGTCACAACACAGGCAGTTTTATGGACATAATCAGAGAAAATCAAAGATAGGAGTGAAATAAATGGGTTATTTAAAAAATGAATTGACAGGTTTTGTGCCTGTCGAGCAAGCAACAGACATCATCAAAATGGTGACAAGGGGTTCAAGTGTTTTAAGAATGGCGAAAGTCGAGGAAATGAAACACGAGAAAAAGAAATTCAACGTACTTACAGACGGTCCGGGTGCTTACTGGGTCGGTGAGGGTGAAAGAATTAAGACAAGCGGTGCTACTTGGATTCACCCTGAAATCGAGGCTAAGAAGTTAGCCGTTATTATTCCGGTAACAAAGGAAAAGTTGGAAGATACGACTATCAGCGTATTTGAAGAACTAAAGCCGGAAATCGCAGAGGCATTTTACAGAGCCATTGACGCGGCGTGCATTTTCGGTACAAATTCACCGTTCAAGACAAACATTATGAACGCTATCGACAGTAAGCATATGGTTGTTACAGACAACGCAAATATTGATATTGCTATGTCTGACGCAATGTCGATGATTGAAGAAAACGGCTATGACCCGTCGGGATTTATCGGTCGTATCGGTGTTAAGAATATGCTGAGAAAATTGCGTGACGCAAACGGCGCACCTGCATATGTCAACGGTACAACAGGCGGTGAGCTGTACGGTCAGCCTATCGAATTTGTACGTAACGGTGCGTGGGACAATAAACGTGCCGATATTATCACAGGTAACTTCAAGTATGCCGTTGTCGGTATGCGTGCAGGTATTAATTACGAAATTCTTACAGAGGCAACACTACAAGGCACTCTTGACAGTGACGGTAAACCGCTATCACTTGCCGAGCAAGATATGGTAGCTATTAAGGCTACTATGCGTTTAGGTTTCCTTGTTGTCAAGGACGACGCATTTGCCGCATTTAAGAACGGTGTTCCGGCGATGGGTGAATTGGACGTTGAATCGGTTGCCGGCACAACAGGCAACACTGTTATTACGGTATCGCCAAAGCCTATCGGCGGTCACAAGTTGGTTTACAAGACTGCCGCAAGCACCGCTCCAAGTGTTGCGTATGACGACGATTTGTCGAAGTGGACAGAGTTTAACAACGGTGATGAAATCACTGCGACAAACGGTCACAAGATTACAGTTGCGGAAGTTACCGCAGACGGCAAAGCGAGAAAGTCGGGCAGTGCCGACGTTGTAAGCGGTGAATAATATGGAACAGTTGGGGACACTAAAAATGTTGTTGGGAATTAAGGACGACGAGCAAGACGGCTTGTTGTCCTTTTTGATTGACGACACAATTAATATGATTATGTCTTACTGTCATATTGAGGTTTTGCCCCGTCAGCTTGAAAGTCTTGTTCCGAAGATTGCGGCGGATATGTACAGAATAAAAGGCTATGGGGACAGTAAAAGTCCCGAGGTAGTCAAGAGCGTAAGCGAGGGCGAACGTTCCGTGACATATGCCGAAAATGATAATGACGAGATTTTCAGCAATTATTATAAACGTCTTGACCCGTTCCGTAAACGAAAGGGGCGTGTTCCGAGTGATGTCGGTATTTAGTAGGTTTTATAATAAGGACGTCATAATTGCAGAATACGAGATTGACGACTATACAGGTAAAACCGAAAAGACTGTATTGTCCGAAATCAAAGCCGATGTACAACCGTACAGCGGTGGCAGAGCAAGAGAGCAATACGGTTTGGATATAGAATGTCAAATGCGTATGTTCTGCGATATGTCAGACGACGTAAAGGTCGGTAACAGGGTTGAATATGACGGCGACATATATGATATAACATATGTGCAGAAATGGGACAGCGGTTTGGTAGCAATGCTCGAAAGGAGTAGGCTGAAATGAATTTTTCAATCGAGGGGATAGACAACGTTGTTGACAAGCTGACACAGTATGCGTCGGGCGATAAAATACAGCGAGGTTTGGCAATGGCGGGCGAAGTCGTAAGAGCGCACGCAGTGGCAAACTGTCCTGTTGCAACAGGACGTTTAAAGGGCAGTATCGTAAGCCAAGTGGACGGTGACAGCGTTGCAATCGGTCCGACTGCCGATTACGGCATTTACGTCGAATTTGGCACAGGCTCAAAGGGCGACAAATCTGTTTCGCATACGTCAAAAAGACACTGGACGTATTACAGTGGCGGTCGATTTTACACAACGTCGGGGCAAGCACCACAGCCGTTCCTCGTACCTGCACTGAAAAATAACATCAGCGAGATAATCGCTAAGTTTAAGGAGGTGTATAACTCGTGAAACGAGTTATAGCGAGCAAATACGAAGTATTTGTGTTAGCGTAGGGAGGGTGATACGGTGTTTGATATTGGTTTGGAATTACGGGATATTTTAAAACAGATAGATGATGTAAGCGTATGTTTTGCATATCCCGATAATTTTAATAAATTACCCGCAATAGCATATTACACGCTAACGGACAAAGGCTCAATGTCATATGACAATACGGTCGTTACGAATGATACGACTGTTCAGATTGATATTTACGCCGATTATCCGCAAACGTGTTTTGAATTGTCGGAGAGGGTATATAAATTGTTGACTGATAATGAATATTATCACGAAATGACAATGGACGTACCAAATCCCGATGATAAAAGCATAAAACATAGGACAATGAGATTTACGAAAGTAGTAGAAAGGAATGATTGATTTATGGCAAATACAGAGAAAAGAAAACCACTACCTACAATAGGTGTGGACAAGTACACATTTTTCGCAGTTAAAACAGACACATCAGAGGGCGCAACATATGGTGACCCGTATAATTTAAGAGGTACTGTCGAAATTGCACCGACAGACGCAGGCGGCAGTGATGTTTTTGACGCCGATAACGGTGCGTATGAAACATCAAACTACATTGAAAAATTAGGTCACGACATCACAAATGCCGATATTCCACCGGAAGTTGATTCAATGTGGCGTGGACTGACACAAAAAGACGGTGTAGTAGAGGTCGGCAACGATACAAAAACAGTTTATTTCGGTGTTGCGTGGAGAATTATGAAATCCGACGGCTCATACCGTTATGTAAGATATTACAAGGGTTCGTACAGCTTTGCGTCAAACGTAGGCGGTAAGACTAAAGCGTCAAGCGGTGCGCCTGAAAAGCAAACTGCAAAGGCTACATACACAGCCGTACAACGTGATTTTGACAACAACTATTACGCATATTTTGACGAAAGCGATTTGCCGGAAGGCGTTACAAAGACAGAACTTGAGGAAAACTGGTTTAAGGATATGAACTACTATCCGGTGAAGAAAGCACTTTAAGACAAGGCACGCCGAAAGGCGTGCTTTTTTCGTATAGAGAGGAGCGAGTAACAATGCAAAGAGTATTAACATTTGTACACAACAAAAAGAAGTATGTATCAAAACCGTGGTGTTTCGGTGCGGCAACGTTGGTTGAAAAAGAATATATGGACGTTGCAGAGGGGGAAAAAGTAACGGCTACGTCGGTATGTGCAGATGCCGTTGACTATCTGTTTGAGGGTACAGAGGCGACACAAGATATTTTGGACACGGCTGTTTCAGCAAAAATGAGAATGTGTCGTGAAGTTATGAAGTGGTTTATGGACGATTTTACGGGAAAAAACGAGGAAAGCCTGCCGGAGCAGGCAACCGAAAAGGAAGATTAAGCGATTTATACGGGACAATGCTGAAATATCACGGTATATTGCCGAATGATTTGGCAAAACAAGACCCAAGATTATTACTTGCAGTTATAATCGAGGACGAGGAAGAAGAATATACGGGAAATGACCCGTATTTAAAAATGTTTTATGGAATGTAGTGAGGTGATTTGTAGTGGCTGACGCGGCGGAATTAATAGTAAGAATAAGAGGTGACGCGTCCGACTTAGAGGCGACAATTAGCAGTGTTGAAAGCGAATTGTCAAAATTGGAGCAGACGCAAAGCAAAAATAATAATACGAGTACAAAAGGTCTTACGGCATATAAAAAGCAAATGCAGGACGCACAAACTACCTTGCAAACAAGTCGTACGGCATTGACGAATACAAAAAAAGCGTATGAGGATAACGTCAAGTCTGTAAATAAAAATGTTACGGCACTGAAAGCACAGAAAACGGAATTAGACAAACAAATTTCTTTGCGTTCAAATGAAAAACGGTTGCTTACAGAGGCGAACAAAAGTCTTGACAAAAACAGTGTTGCATACAAAGACAATCAAAAGGCATTGAATTGGGTAAATACCGAGATTGAGGCATACACAAAGCAAAGTCAAAGTATATCCGATTCTATTCGTACGCAAGAGGCGGCATTGTCAGGAAGTAAAAAGGCATATACCGACGCACAAGCAACCGTCAAAAAAGCAACGGAGCAATACGAGGAATACGAGAAAGGCTTAAAAGCCGCTGAACGTGCAGATGAGGCGCAGAACCTACAGAATACAGGTAAGCGGTGGAAAGAAGTCGGTGAGGGTATAGATACTGTAACTAAACCGTTACAGTATGCGGCGACTGCACTTGCCGCGGGCGGTGTTGCGAGTGCCAAGTTTGCGATAGATTTTGAGGATAGTTTTGCCGGAGTTAAAAAGACGGTTGACGCTACACCGGAACAGTTAGCCAAAATAAAGCAAGGCATTATTGATTTGTCAACAACAGGTATTGACGGCAGAGGCGCGATACCACAAACAACGACTGAACTAAACGAACTTGCGGCGGCGGGCGGTCAGTTAGGCATATCCCAAGAAAATATCGTCGACTTTACGGAAGTAATGGCACAAATGGGTTCAGCAACAAACCTTGTCGGCGAAGAGGGTGCCGCAACACTGGCACGTTTTCAGAATGTTATGGGTGTCGGTCAAAACGAAATCCGTAATATCGGCAGTGCAATCGTTGATTTGGGTAACCACAGTGCGACAACAGAATCGGAAATCGCGGAAATGGCATTGCGTATGGGTAAATACGGTTCATCTGTACGAATGTCAGCGGCGGACGTGTTGGGTTATTCTGCCGCATTGTCCTCATTGGGAATTGAGGCACAAATGGGCGGTAGTGCGATAGGTCGTACGTGGCTGTCCATAGAAACAGCCGTTGCAAGCGGCGGAGAGGGTTTGACGAAATTCGCAAAGTACAGCGGTAAGAGTGCGGAAGAATTTAAAGAGCAGTGGAATACTGACAGCTCCGGTGCATTTAACGGACTATTAAAAGGCTTGCAGTCTGCCGAGAACCTAACTGTTGCGTTAGATGATTTAGGCATAAACAATACACAGGATATACAGGCTATGATGGCATTAGTCAACGGTTATGATTTAGTAACCGAGAGTGTCAATCGTTCAAACACCGCATACCAAGAAAATACGGCACTACAAGAAGAATTTAACGCAAAGAATGAAACGACCGCATCAAAATTGGCGAACACAAAAAACAATATTATTGAAGCGGCGAGAAGTATCGGCGAAACAATGTTGCCGTCAATACAAGACGCAAGCACCACAGTAGCCGATTTTGCAAAAGGATTGTCGCAAATGGACGACGAACAAAAACGTGCTGTTGTTAATACGGGTGCGACAGTTATTGCGATAGGTGCTATTTCAAAAGTCAGTGCCGGAGCAATCAAAGGTGTTGGCGGAATTGTTGAGGCAGTCGGCAACATCAAAAAGGCATTTTCAGCAGGCGGAGCATTGGCGAAGTTTGCACCGACACTTGCGAGCATAGGTTCTGTTGCCGGACCGGCGGCGTTAGCTGTTGCGGGTATTGCTACGGCGGCGATAGGCGGAAAGGTTGCATATGACAAATGGTATCAATCGCAATACAGGTGGAGCGAGGGACTATCCAAGGGCAACGAAAAGGTCAAAGAAAGCTTTGAAAAATACAAATCGCTGAATGAAGTACAGGGGCAAATCAAATCGTTAAAAATGGTTATTGAAAGCCCCGAAAGCAGTCAAGAACAAGTTGACAATGCAAAAAGCAAGTTAGAAGAAATAAAGGAAATGCTATCGCAGGAATACAATCTTGTAATCAATTCCGATAATTCTAATTTGGACGACGCTGTTGAACAAGTAACCAAACTGTCTAAAAATGAATTGCAGTCTAATATCAATAAGCAACGTTCAGAACTATCAAATCTAATAAATAAAGACGCAAAATACAAAGAGGACCGCCAAATCGCGGAAGATAACTATAACAAAGAATTAGCATTACAGACGAAGTATTCAGAGGCTAAATCAAAAGTTAGTGACATAACTGCAAAAATTTCAAAAAATGAAATAACTGCGGCGGAGGGCTACAAAAAAGCACAAGAAATTTATAAAGAAGTTTCCGGACACGCATACGAAAACGGTACAACAGACCAATCAATGAAGAATGCGCAAGGCGTGTTATCGTCTATTGCGGCAAATTATTCGGTAGCAACAACAGAAGCCCAAAAGTATTACGACCAAGTACAGGCTCTGGACCAATCTCATAAAGAACTACGCGACGTATCAGAAGAACTGGCAAACTATGAAACTGAATTAATTAAAATATCTGCATTAAATCAAGACGGCGCCGGAATTGAACAATCCTTAAAGGATATGAAAGAATTTATCGACGTCGGTAAATTAGATATGAACAGTTATGCACAGTCGGCGGCGTTGGCTATGAATGGTATAGATAACCTATCTACAGCGTGGAAACAGGCGGCAAACGGGGACGGTACCGCACTGAACAACATAATTAACGACTATGTTCGTTCAATGACAGAGTTCGGAGCATCATCTGCGGAAACGGCGGTCGGTGTTAGTTTACTAAATTCCGAATGTACGAATATGCAGGATGCAGTTAATAAGGGCAAAATTGATGATGTAGTTCAGAAAATGAATGAAACAGGTCAAACAATGGGATTGACGACCGAGGAAATCGTTGAGGGTACTGCTTTAATTAAAAACGGATTTGACAGCGTACGCCAAGCCGTTGAAAAAGGCGATATAAACGGCATATTAAAGGATATGATGTCCGAGGGAAGTCAGCAAGGTATTGATATGACAGCGGACAAGTTGACCGAAATGTCGCGTGCTATGGGACTGATACCGAATGAAAAACGTATCAAGATAACCGCAGACGGATTTGAAGTCGTTGATGATTTGACCGCCAAAGTTCGACAACTGGAGGGCAAAAAGTTTGTTGTAACTGTTGACACAGAGGGCAACACAGACGGTGTTGATAATGTCGAGAAAAAGACAAAACAACTTGACGGCAAACAGTGTGAGGTCATATTTACAGCAGACGGAACACCCGCCATTGCAACAATAGATAATACAGAATACAAAATAGCCGAATATGACGGTACAACCGGAACGGCGAAACTAATTGCCGAAAACGGCGAGGCTATCGGCGTTATTGATTTAACCACAGGCAAAATAAATCTGATTCCTACAACACACGATACAGAAATCACAGCACAGGATAACACATCAGCAGGCGTTGAGAGTGCAAAGGCTAATTTAGATACCGTAAAAGATAAAACAGTAACACTGACCGTTCAGACGGTTCAAGTTGGTGGATTGAGTAATCAAAATGTTCCGGCGGCCAAGTTTGGCAGTTCGGGAATGTTCGTAAAAAAAGCCAAAAAAGCCAAAGGTACACAAAATTTTGAGGGCGGTTTGGCAATGGTTAATGATGAAAAGGGTATATCTGACCCACGAGAATTAATCGTTGACAAAGGACGTGCATTTATACCACAGGGCAAGGACGTGTTGTTGCCATTGTCAAAGGGCGCAAAGGTGTACACAGCGTCACAAACCAAGGCGATAATGTCGGGTATGGGTATACCGCATTACGCAACAGGAAAAGACAATTCGGATGCGTTTACATCAGCCAAGGACGATTGGACGCATTACACAAAAACGCACGCAGTAACGACTGCACAAGAACTTGAAAAGTGGTTAGAATTTCAAGAGAAATTCAAATCGAACGACAAGGATATTGCCGATATAGAGGAACAAATTTTCTCTATTATGCAGAAACAGACGAAAGAGTTCAACGAACAGTCAAAGGCATACCTTGAAAAACACAGCGCTATAAACGATTGGGGTGATAACGGCGACACACCGCTTGACGCTTTCAAACGTATAAAAGACAGAAATTATCAAGATTTACAAGACGCAAAAATCACTTGGGACGATTATGTTGACAACGTGTCGGACGCAGGCGAAACGCTTTATGACGATATGAAAAGTTACTCTGACAGTTGGCTTGAACATCAGCAGAAGTATCACAATATGTCGATAGACGACTACATTGCAGGTATCGACAGAGAGGCGGAACGTCTTGAAGAATTTTATGCAAATGACGTTATTAATTATCAAAAATACGTCGAGGAAAAACAGACACTTGAAGAAAAACGTTATGACGCAGTGGCTCAAAAGAATGCTGACGAGTATTCGGCATGGCAAAAGGACGCAGACGCTTGGCAGGAGTTAAGAAGTACATATGATGATTGGGATAAGTACGGTGACAGTGAGGAAGATTTTCTAAAACGCAAAATTGACCGAGTAAAAGAGTTTTACAATGCGGGTAAAATCAGTTTTGAGGAATTTATTGACGACACAAACAAGTACAGTATGGAACTGTACAAGTCGCAATCAAGTGCGGTTGACGAACTGCTCCAAAAGCAACAAGACTATATTTCAAATATCAAAGACGAATTTTCAAAGCAAGAGCAAGAACTTCGTGACAGTTGGGACGTAGCAGATCGCAAAACCGATATGTCAGAGGTGCAGGCACAACTTGATGTGTACGCAAATTCAGTTACTGATAAGGGACAACAGAAGTACAAAGAGTTGCAGGAACAAATGAAACAGTTGCAACGTGATGAAGAATTGTACCAACTACAGAAAAAGAATAATGCCACTATTGAAAGTCTTGAGGCTGAATACAAGCAAATGGAGGACGGCAAGAAAAACATTCTTACAGGATTGCAAAATGCCGACATCAACATATCTGCATATGTAGCAACGATAACCGATAAGGTTTCGGCGACAGGCGGTAATATAGAAAGTTTACTAAGTCGAATGCTTGACAAATTCGATAGTTTCAAAATTGAAAACAATTCAATGAGCGACAACAGGAAGATCATAAATAACTTCATGCAAATGACACCGGAAGAAAAACAAGATGCATTGAACAAATACGTAGGATTATAGGAGGAAAGATATGCGTAACGGTTTTGAATTTAACGGCAAAAATACAACGGATTTTAAGCGAGTGACGGTCAGAACAAAGGACCGTCCCGTATTTCCACAGGTAAAGGAGTTTACCGTAAGTGCCGACGAAACAGACGGTGAATATGATTTTACTGACGTGTCGGGTCACGAATATTTCAATACACGAAAATTTCAGATTGATTTTAACATCGGTGCGGACAGTACCGAAGAATTAAACAAAAAGCTAACCGCTATAAGCCATTGGTTTAAGGGCAAAGGCACGCTTATTTTTAACGATATGCCGTTTGTCAAGTGGAACGTAAGGGTAATGGACAGCGTGTCATATACACCCGAACACGACGGCAGAAAAGCCGTTTTGTCAGTGACGTATAAGGCAGAGCCGTTCTCGGAGCTTATATTTGACGCTCTGAACGGACCTTGCCTTGACACCGATATTTCACTTGATACCGAAATTCCGATAGGTCAAGATGAATATTTAACATTGAACGGTAATGGCACATACAAAAATATACCGAATATCGGTGATGTACACGTCAAACCGATTATAACGGTAACGGGTGCAAAAAGTCCGTTTACCATAAGCAATAACGGTAAGAGTATCACTGTTAAATACACAGGTGACATAGTTATCGACTGCGAAAAAGAAATAGTTTATAGCGAAAATACAAGCCTTATGGCATATGCAGAGGGTGAGTTTTTTGAACTTGCTCCCGAACTGGATAACACGATAACGGTAACAGGCGGCGGTGTCGTACAGATAAATTACACGCCTAAATTTTTGTACGACGTAGATTTTGATAATATGAAATGGAGTGAATAACATGGCTTTTAAATTACACGAATGGAACGAAACAGACTTCACAGGCGGTTGCCTTGCATATCTTAACAAGGCGTATGAAGTGGCGGTGTTCGAGGGATTGCAGGAAACGCACACAGTTTCTTTTAAGTACCCTATGAAAGATGAAAAAGCGGAGCTTATCAAAGAAAATCGTATAGTATCGGTCGAAGGACAAGCATACCGCATTACACTTGTTAAGCGAGATTACAGCGGTTCAAGAATTATGACGGTTAAGGCTAACAGAATATTCTATGATGACGCACTTCATCATCACTTGCCGACAATCGGCAATGATACAGATGTATCAAAGTCAACGATTGGTGTTGACCCGTATGACGTTATAAAACTTGCAATAGCCGATACAAAGTTTGAGTTGATACCCGACAGTGAACTTAAAGAAATGGGTATGACGAGAATAGGCGCAGACGACGTTAAAATCGACTTTTATCCGACCGATAAGATAAATACATATGATGTTATACAAAACGTCATAGAGGCTTACGGCAGGGGCGAAATATACTATGATAATTACCGATTTGCAGTGGTTGAGCGTATCGGAAAAGATAACGGCGTGAGAATGTCAATAAAGAAGAATATGACAAGTCTTTCTGTCGAAAGAAACACGCAAGAACTGACAACAAGACTGTATATGTACGGCAAGGACGATTTGACGATTTCATCAGTAAACGGCGGTAAGCCGTACATTGACAGTAAAGAGGGTATTGAGAAGTACGGTATTCGTGAGGCGTACCGAGATTACAGCGATTACGATGACCCCGAAAAGCTAAAGGCGTTTGGTGAGTGGGACTTAAAGGGCGAGGGTAACGAGTATAGACTTGACCGCCCTCAACTGACAATCACGGGTGATGTGGTTGATTTGAGTAAACTCGCTGAATACGGTGATTTTTATAAAATCTCTTTGGGTGATACAGTACACGTTTTTGAAGATAATATCGAACATAAACAACGAATTGTATCAATGACATATTATCCGTACAGTGCAAAACAGCCGTCAGTAACAATCGGTCAGCCTACATTGGCTAATGCGTATTACCACGCGTGGTATATGGGTAAGCTGATTAAAACTATTCAGAAAAATTCGGGCAGAGCGAATAAGCTGAAAACAAGCTATTTTCACGGTACGGTGAACAGTACCCAAAACCCCGTCAGATCCGATAATAAACAGTTACTGTTGGACGGTGATTTGTTGACAATAAAGGACAGTCACAGAGATAGAATACATATAGGCAATGATACGGTTGACAATAAAAAGCAATTTGTATTTTTACTGTATGATGTTGACGGAAACCCCGTAATATTCTTTGACGAAAACGGTAACGGAATTTTCAGCGGTACAATCCGAGGTGCAAAGATTGAATCGGACACGGACATTAACGTCAATAAAGACGCAAGTGTCGGACAGTATTTGAGAGTTGGATATATAAGTTCATATGTAAATGACGAGGGCAAGACGGTATATAAATGGACTGATGAAAGCGGTATCTTACTAAGTGGATATACAAGCATTAAAACCACAAACGGCGGCAATAACCTATCTATAAGCGCCATGTCATCAATAGAACTTAATGCTACTAAAGTTATGCAGAACGGTAAAAGACTATTAAATGAAGCTGATTTGAACGATTTAAAAGACCAAATTTATGAAATAGAAAAGAAGATTGCAAGTATGACAAATTAGTAAAGTAGCTTCTCTCTTTTTGGGAGAGAAGCTATTGACTATCTTAAATCATTTATAGCAGGTATGACAGTTGATACGTAATAATCATACGGGATTAGAGTGTTGTCATCATTGTGGTGTGGTATATTTTCAAGAACCGATACCCCATCATGGCGGGTTTTATCATAAAAATATGACGCTGAAAATTCATAATTTCCTAAACCAATATTTTGGAGCATTTCTTCAATGTTTGATTTACGGACATATTGCACACCGTCAATAACTTCGATTGCAACTTCCGGCAAAGGTGACAAGTCGGAAGTGGTTGACGGCTTTACAGTCGGTGTTGGTGCGGCGGTATCTGTATCAATAGTAATTGTATTGTCACTGAAACCGACATTGAAAACGCCCACAGCGTCTGCAACGTCGCGTAATTTGAAATATGTGTTGTCGTTTATGTTGTAACCCTCAATCGCTGTTTCAGTACCGTTTACAGACACAGGGAACGGGTTAGCCGTTACGGCATATTCTACGGCGAAACCTGTCGCGGTCGCACAGATTATACCGCCTGTTATAAAACCTAATATAAATTTTTTCATAGCTTGTAGCCTCCTTTTTGTTTTTAATATATAATAATTTGTGCATTTTGTCAATATTTGTTTGACAATACAGCATTAATATGGTAATATAAAAATAAAAAGAAAAAAATTCTAAAAAACTATTGCTTTTTTTAAGCAGATAGAATATAATATAACGCATGAGATAGGCCTCAACACGCCTCTTCGCAATGCGAATGCGTACCATGTTGAGGCTGCTTTTTTATTTTAGGAGTATTGTATGGAAATAAAAAGACCGACTACAATAGAAGAACAAATAAAAATTTTAGGTGGTAGAAAGTTAGTTATTGAAGATGTTGAATTCGCTCAAAATGTACTTTTATCGGTAAATTATTATAATTTTACTGGTTATTTACATACATATAAAAATGCAGATGACAATTACGAAAACATTTCTTTTAATCAAGCGTATAGAATATATCTATGCGATAGACGTATTAGGTCTACTATATTATACGCGATAGAGAGTATTGAACATAATTTAAAGACGAAAATCGCTTATGTAATAGCGATGAATACCTGTGCAACATCTTACTTAAACAAAGATATTTTCGTGGATGAAGAAGAACACCAAAAACTACTACAAAAATTTGGACAAGCAATAAATAGAAATAGTAAAATACCATTCGTAAAACATCACATAAAGAAATATGACAGAAGATTTCCTATTTGGGTAGCTATTGAAATTTTTACCTTAGGAATGGTGTGGAATTGTTATAAAAATTTAAAGACACCTCTAAAAAAGAAGATTGCATCAAAATTTAATATAGGTTCCGTTTATTTGGAGAGCTGGATTGAATGTATATCTTATTTACGAAATGTATGCGCACACTATATGAGGTTATATAGATTTAAGGTACAGAAGACACCTAAAAAGAGTAAAAAACATAGTATGAATAATATATCTCACTGCATATATGACATTATAAATGTAATGCGTTTTTTAATGCCAAGTAAAGATGAATGGAATAATTACATAATTTCTAATATTGCTCAAATCTTTGAAGAATATAAAGATGTTGTAAGTCCTGAAGATTATGGTTTTCCAAAGGACTGGGAAAAAACTTTAACATTATAATATTGAAATTAAGCACGTCTTACGGCGTGCTTTTTTCGTACCCAAAATGAGGTGACACAATGTACAGACGAATACCACCATAGCACGCTTACGGCGTGTTTTTTTAATGAAATCCCAATCAATTACGATTAGAAAGGAATGATAAAATGAAATTAAATTTTAATTTTAGCGGAAAAACGCTGTTAAAGGATTGGTGGAAGATTGTTCGTGATAATTTCACGGCAATTCAAACCGACCACAACACACTGTCCGACAAATTGGACACAGAAATCACGCAACGCACCAACGCTGATGTAGGGTTGGCGGACAAAATCACCGCCGAAACCAAGGCGAGGGAAAGTACCGACAATACGTTACAAGGGAATATTGACGCAGAGGCGAAAAACAGGCGGGTCGGTGACAGTGAATTGCGAGAACAAATTTTAACCGAACAGACAAACAGAACAAACGCCGACGATATACTGAACGGCGAGAAAGCTGATAAAACCGATTTGTATGGCAAGGAAACAGATGTTGTCCATACAATAACGCACAGTTTGGAAAAATCAGATTTATCTATAGACATTAACACGTCATACGGTGACGGCACAATAACGATAAACAGTTTGGCGGTGCAGACTAAAATCTTTTTGGACGGGAATTCAGCGATACAAACAGAGCCGATTTCAGCTTCTTTTTCTGCGGAAAAGGGCGAAGAAGGCGAAAAGTGGGTTAATTTGCTCTATGACCAATATACAGGTAAACTCGGATTAGAAGTTACAGAGCAACCCGAAGCGGGAAATGTTGCAAAGATAGCGGTAACATATATGAAAGCCGAAGTTGCCGAAATGTATGCGGGTCAACTGAAGTTTGACGGTATCAAAGATTTGAGAGCATTAAAAACAGACAATAAAAATTCATTTTTGGCGGCGGTCAATGAAATTGCAACAAAACTGACAACTGAAATTTCAGACAGAGAGGGTGCAGAGCATTCACTGAATGAAAAAATCAGTACTGAAATTTCAGACCGACAGGCGGCGGACAACGAGTTGAAAGCAAAAATATCAGATATAAATACAGAACTGACAACGGATAACCTGTTTTATGATTTATCTAAATACGTCAACAGTGACAACACATTAGTCACTGACGACAGCGGTGTACAATATTTGTCATATTCGGATTTGTTTGAAAACGGAGTGTATTTGTATCACAATTTTGTTGTTGATAATTTTCGCCGTAAACCGAAAACGGAAACCACATTAGAATTGACATTCAATGTGGCGTCACGTCATATAGCTGGGGACGGTTGCGACATTGGCGGTTTGAATGTAGGTGAAACAGATGTACTGATTACATACACCGACCAAACAACAGCACGTTTTGGACAGTCGTATTACACAACAACCGATACCGGTGATAAAACAATCACGATAAACGGCACATCAGAAACGTATAAAACAACGAAATTTAAAATTGAAATTCCTGTAACCAAAGAAATTAAATCAATTTCATTCCGAATTGTATCGGATAACTTTTATACAAACGGTGACCCGACGGGAAATGCGTGTAAACAGAAAACATTAATACAGTCGGCTGTTTGTTATGATGATGAATGTGTAGCGGTATTACGTGATGATATTAACGCGAATACATCAAAAATTACTGCCAATACAACAAAAATCACCGAAATTGATAAAACAGTTACAGACATTGCAAAAAGTCAAATATTTGTCGTGTGTGACGGCGACCACGACGAATTAAAATTACAGGCGGCGATAGATAGCGCGCCGTATAAAAGTATTATATATCCTGTAGGTGAATTGTGCGTTATCACAAATGCAAATATGAAGTCGGGTTACGGAATGACGGGAACTAATAACGGTGTGGCAATTCCGTTGAAGGGCGGTATGTCGTTAGACGGTTCGATGTGCGATACAATTATGTTCAAAAACACAAATCCTGCTGAAAAACAGTATATTTTCCATTTGCCGGATGGCGCTAAAATGCAAAATGTAAAATTTACAGAGGACACGGACACTGTAACGGCGGACACGGTTAATCCGACAGTATTATCAGCGCAAAGTAGTTCACAGATAATATCCTGTACATTCTACGATATATTCAGTACACATCAATTCGGTGTATCAACGTTTGAAATGAGCAACGTTCTGTTTTTGAACAACGTCATAGATACGTTCGCAGGTGCACCGGCAAATAATTTGACATACGAAATAAAAATCGCAGGCAATTCGTTTGTTATGGGTAACAAATTTTTGAATTTCACGCAAAAAGAACAATCGTTAGGATATATGCTACAGGCGTCAACCGTTATATTTGTAAACAATTATATGTCCGGTTTTACAAATTGCAGTATTGATATAGACAAAAAAATAGTAGGCAATATATTTAAAACGTTTACTGATTGCAGTATCGAAATAGATGGCGAAATTTCGGACAATGAATTTACAACGATTACACAGAACACAAAAGGCCCATTTATATACGCTGGGATTGCATTAATCAGTGGAAACCGAATATCCAATGTAAAAATTAATTCCGCAAATATCGATTTTATCGAATGCGGAAATTATACCGTTATATGCGGAAATTATATGCACATTTCCGCCGGCCCTGCGTCGGGACAGTGTAACCTAATCACCGCCGGCAGTAAAACGTTCATAGCAGATAATATGTTTAGGGCAATGGCACCCGTAACGGCAAATGCGGATTTTTCAATTATATACAGCGACGGTAAAACAGTAGTCAAAAATAACGTGACAAACGCGACATCTATTGGAACGTTCGGCGATACGTGCGTTGTTGACGGAAATGTGACAGGGTGGTGATATTATGTACAAATTTTATATGAAAAACGGGCAGGCACGATTCTATGAACGTGGCGTTGAAATTGACGGCACGGTGTACGGAATACGAACTGACAGCGACATACTGCGAATTAAACGCAGTGTTGTAAACAGCAAATTTGCTGAAAGCGAAGAAGATTTTGATATGAATGTAGAAATCGCAAAAATTCAGCATACTGACATAACGTTGGAACAGCCGACATCAGAACAGCTGTCACAGATACAGTCAAAAACATTTGACAGTATGTCGGATATGAAACAATATGTTCAGTCTGTTATGAACGGTGAGCTGACACAAGACGAAATCAACGCAATGCTGATGTTACAGATTGCAGAGTTAAAGGCAGGTGTTGGCGGTGAATAAAACATTGATAAAAAAATACTATCAAATGGGTATTTACAAAGAAAAACATTTAGATATATTCGTCAAGGCGGGATATATCACAGAGAACGAGAAAAAAGAAATTATGGAGGGCTGATATGGAGGCAGAAAACGAAAAAGAAGTGTGGGAGCGTCTGACTGCCGTAGAGCAGTCCACCAAGTCGGCACACCACAGAATTGACGGTATCGAAAAACTGACCGAAAGCGTCCACATCATAGCTACGGAAACTAAGGCAATGCGTGAGGACGTAAACGATATTACATCACGGGTAGACGAAATAGAAAAACGTCCTACAAAGCGATACGAAACGGTAGTTACCGCCATTATTACGGCAATAGTGGGCGGTTTGATAGGTTATTTTGTTAAAATGTTAGGATTTTAGTATTTTAGAAATTAGGAGGTACATTAAAATGAAAGAATGGCTAAAATGCGCGGGTATTCGTGCAATAAAAACAGTAGCACAAACAGCAGTTGCCACTATTGGTACTGCTATTGCTATGGGAGACGTAAATTGGGTATTGGTAGGTAGTGCATCTGCACTTGCAGGAATACTTTCTCTGCTAACATCTATTGCAGGTCTTCCTGAAATCCAAGAAAAGAATTGAGGGGATACATATGCGAACAATAAATGATGGATTTCCAATCAAACAGTTCAATGGTATTGACATTGATACGTCAATACAGTCATCATCGGCAAACTATTACACGTACAGTAGTCGTTTGGTGAAATTTATTGTAATTCACTACACCGGAAACAAGAAGGACACCGCA